GCATATGGAGCTTAGATAAAAGGCCGGCAAAGGGAGGTGTTGCGCCTCATAAAAAATGCCCGAATTGCGAGTATCTTTGCCATAACAGCTTCAAGGAATGCCCAGGTTGCGGATTCAAATTCCAAGCCCCAGCGCAGGAGATCATGCCAGATGTAATTCTTCAGAAAGTGCGTTTTGATATTATGAATAAAAAGAAGGACATACCTCTGGAGGTCTTGGCAAATCTGCACAAGCAAAACCCGGATGGAATGAAGAAGGGATTTGTTCTGCATCAAATGTGCGATTGCTATTGCGAGGGTGAGTATTGGTTGCGTCTCATCAGCAAAACAGGAAATTGGAAGTATGAGGCAAGGAAAAAGGCGGAGTTAATAAATGAGGATACTGGAGAACCACACTATAAATGTTTTCAAAACCGATGCAAGAACTGTCAGAATTTAAGATCCAATCACAGTGCTTTCTTTACCACTGGAACAACTACCCCGAAGAGCGGGGGCGGTTATTCGCGGTAAATAATAATAGCGACAACAAGGTCCGGGCCGTTATGAATCGAGATATGGGCGTCGTGGCCGGCGTTGCAGATATGATGTATCTAAGCGACAATGGCTTAATCGCTATTGAGTTTAAGACGGTCATCGGTAGGCAGCAGCCCAAACAAAAGCAATGGCAGGAGACAATCGAAGCGGCCGGCTACAAGTACCACATCGTCCGATCACTGGATGACTTTCTCAAAGCAATCAACAAACCAACCACCACCCAATGAACCGACAAAAAGAGTTTTACTACTACGCGGAGCAGGTCACCAAGCGCACCGGCATTGGCCTGCGTCAGATGCAGAGCCAAGACCGTCACCGCGAAGTCGCCGAAGCGCGATATTGCCTCATGCACTTGATGCGCAGTAAAATGCAAATGACGCTGATGGAGATAGCCCAGCTGATGCGCCGCCATTATTCGACAGTACACCACGGCTTGGAGGTCATGCACATTTTGCAGGTCACCATGAAGAAGTACACATGGCTCAAAGAAATTAAGCGCTACGAACCGCACAACATCAGGCCAAAAGATACTATGTATATTTGCGACCAATGTGGAGGCACGCACGATCATACTAACGCTTTACACGAGCGGCAAGCTGCGGCAGATAGCGCGGCAGCTGGCTACGCCTGACCTTGCGCCTGACCTTGAACATGAACTCGTCATCCGACTTTATGAAAAGCCAGCCGATAAGATCGAAGCAATGCACGCAGGAGGTTACCTCAACTTCTACATCGTGCGCATGGCTATCAACCTTTACCGAAGTCGTAACTCTAAATTTCAACGCGACTTCCGACACAATGAACTGCGCGAGGAAATCGCCGATCAGCAGCTGGAGGCAGCTGATGAGCCGTATGACGAAAGGCCTGATGCGATATTTAACCGGGCGCTCGAAGTCATGGATAGCTGGGCGAAAGCCGGTGCCTACCCATACGACAAGCAGCTATTCCTCCTATGGCTCGAATTGGGCAACAAGAAACTTATCGAGCGCCACACCAAGATACCTTGGAGATCAATTTCGTACACAATCAACAACTGCAAACAACGACTAAAACATGAACTTGGACCTGATTACTATCTTGCTTTTGGCCACTATGACTTCCTTGGCGATGAACCGCTATAACGTCCTGCCAGCGTGGTACTACCGCTATGCGAGGTGCAAGCCGCTGACCTGCCTGACCTGCCTCGCCTTTTGGTGGGGTGTGGTGCTGACCATCACAGCCTCCAGCCTGCACTGGCTACTTGCTATTCCTGTCGGTCTTTCTTCAGCCGGGCTGACGGTGCTGATCATTAAACTGTCGGAGAAATGACACTTGACGAAGCAATGCAGGTGCTATCGGTGAAGCACAAGCTTGACGGCTACTATGCATCGCAGACGATGTCGCTCTCACCGGGCGAGGTGTCGATGCTGGAGAACGTGGCTAACGCCAACGGCTACGGACGGACGAACTGGTGGTGTGGATCATGCGCCGTTTCCCGATTACAGGAGATGATGGCTGACGCAATGGACGCACGCGCACGATTATCGACTCAATGATATTTACTACTATGCCACTACCTACACCAACAGACAGCGAAAGCAAAACGGACTTCATCCAGCGTTGCATGGGTGATGACAAAACTGCCAGCGAGTTCCCGAGCCAGCAGCAGCGCTACCTTGTTTGCGCGAGGCAGTGGGAGGCAGACCGCAGCGCCTTTGCTGACACCTACGCAGACTACGGCGAGGGTGTGCGCAACAACGCCAAGCGCGGCATTGAGCTGAACGAGCGCAACGGCAACAAGTGCGCAACGCAAACTGGCAAGGTCAGGGCGCAGCAACTGGCCAAAGGCGAAGGCATCAGCGTTGAAACGATCAAGCGGATGCACAGCTACCTATCGCGTGCGGAAACGTACTACGACAACGCAGACAGCACCAGCGACTGTGGTTACATCAGCTACCTGCTATGGGGCGGCAAGGCGGCGCTTGGGTGGAGTAGGAACAAGCTGCGAGAATTAGGTGAACTAAACGAAGATTGACATGCAGACACAACCCGACATTACAATCGAACAGGAAGCGCGCGCACTCGACTGGCAGGATCGCGGACACCTGTTGACAAACCTGTCAAACGTATTGGATTCGCTCGAAGACAGCACAGCACCCAACGCGATGCACGCGAAGGTCGCGGTCATAGAAAAGATCATTGACATCGTCACAAACATTGAGGCATGAAGCTGACACCGATAAAAGACATAAAGCCGAACCCGAACAATCCGCGAGTAATCAAGGATGAGAAGTTTGCCAAGCTGGTGCAGTCGCTAAAAGAACTGCCAGAGATGGCAACTGTGCGGCCTGTTGTCGTGAATAGCGATATGATCGTACTGGGCGGCAACATGCGGCTCAAGGCGATGAAGGAGGCAGGATGGAAGGAAGTACCTATTGAGATTGTGGACTGGGATGAGGATAAGCAGCGGCAGTTTATCATCAAAGACAACGTCGGCTTCGGGGAGTGGGATTGGGAGATGCTGGCGAATGAGTGGGATGCCGAGCAGTTGGAGGAGTGGGGTCTTGACATTCCTGCATTTGACGACCCGAAGGAATTGGAAGCGGAGGAGGATGACTACGAGATACCCGACCAAATCACGACCGACATCGTGCTGGGTGATTTGTTTGAAATTGGACCGCATCGTTTGCTTTGCGGGGATAGTACGCAAACCGACACTTTTGCAAAGTTGTTTGACAATCAAATGGCTGACCTTGTTGTGACTGACCCTCCCTACAATGTGGACTATGAAGGAAAGACAAAGGATAAACTTAAAATCGTAAATGACAAACAAAAAGATGAAGATTTTGATAAGTTTTTGTACGATTTTTTTACTGCATTAAATTCTTACTCAAAGGCGGGTTCGCCTTGGTATGTATGGTCGCCACCAGGCGCACCTGAAACTCAATTTAGAAATCAGTTTATGGCAAGCGGTTTATTATTAAAGCAATGCCTCGTTTGGATAAAGAATTGTTTAGTTATGGGTCGTCAGGACTACCAATGGAAGCATGAATCTTGTTTGGAAGGGGTTTCCGCTGAATCGTGGGAATGGGTTAAAGAACACGAGCCTTGTCTTTATGGTTGGAAGGTTGGGTCTGGTCACTTTTGGAAAGGAGGGAGAAAACAAACAACCGTGCTTGAATTTGACCGACCATCTAAAAACAAGGAACATCCAACAATGAAGCCAGTTCCACTAATTGGGTATCAAATAGGCAATAGTTCCAAGCAGGGAGATATTGTTGCAGACGGCTTTGGTGGAAGCGGAACCACAATGGTGGCTTGTCATCAAATGAATCGCAAGGCTTACTTGGTTGAATACGACCCCAAGTACTGCCAGGTCATCGTTGACCGTATGATGAAACTTGACCCAAGCCTTGAAGTCAAGCGCAATGGGCAACCATACAAAACAGGGCAATAACAGGGAAAATGCCAACGCCTCCTGAACATACACAATTTCAAAAGGGAACCAGCGGCAACCCGAATGGGAGGCCGCGTAAGTACGTCACGACGCTGGCGGCAAACGGCTACAAGCGCAGCGAAATCAACGACACGATCCAAGCTATGATGGCCATGACTATTGAGGAACTGAAAGGCGTGTACGAGAACCCAAGCGCGACAATACTGGAAAAGACCATAGCAGGGGCGATGCGCAAGTCGCTGGAGAAAGGCACGCTCTATTCGCTGGAAACATTGTTATCACGTGTCTACGGATTGCCAAAGCAAGAAATCACCGCAGACGTCAAAATCGAGCAGCCTCTATTCAATGACTGACGCAATCACCGAAGCCGTTGTTGCCCAACTTAGGACAAGAGCAGAAAAGGGCAAGGAGAAGTACGGCACAACGATGGAGAGGGATGACCTGACGCTGATCCAGTGGTTGCAACACCTGCAGGAGGAGTTGATGGATGCGGCCGTATATGTTGAGAAGTTGAAGGGGGAGATAGACAAGGGTGGATGAGTTTCCAGCACACCACCGCGATAAAACGCATACGGCGGATGACTGCCCGAAAGAAAGTCATCCAAGGCGGCACAAGTGCTGGAAAAACATACGCAATACTGGCAGTCCTGATCCACATAGCAGCCAAGGCCAAGACCGAGATCAGCGTCGTGTCTGAATCAATCCCGCATCTACGACGTGGCGCAATGAAGGACTTTGGCAAGGTCATGCAGTGGACGAACCGCTGGCGTGATGAAGGCTGGAACAAGACGCTGCTGACATACACCTTTGCCAACGGCAGCACGATTGAGTTCTTCAGTGCAGATCAAGAGGCGAAGCTACGCGGCGCACGGCGGCAGGTGCTATACATCAATGAGGCCAACAACATCGACTTCGAGGCGTACCATCAGCTGGCCATCAGAACGAGCGAAGCCATCTACATCGACTTCAACCCTGTGTCGGAGTTCTGGGCGCATACCGAAGTATTGGCAGAGCAAGACAGTGAGTTGATTGTGCTGACCTACCGCGACAATGAGGCGCTTCCGGCTACGATCCGCGACGACATCGAAGCGGCGCAGGTCAAGGCGGCGACATCGACGTACTGGGCGAACTGGTGGAAGGTCTACGGCTTGGGTGAAGTCGGATCATTGCAGGGCGTGGTCTTCGACGATTGGCAGCAGGTGGACGGCATCGACTTTGCTGGTGATAAGCTGGTAGCCATCGGCTTGGACTGGGGGTACACGAACGATCCCACGGCGGTGGTTGCCGTCTACAAGCGAGGCAGCACTATCCTCCTGCATGAGTTGCTCTACTCATCAGGCCTGACCAACCAAGACATCGCTGAACACCTACGCAAGCTGGGCATTGGCAGGTCGTGGCCGATCATCGCTGACAGTGCTGAACCCAAGAGCATTGAGGAGGTGCATCGCCTCGGCTTCAACATACACCCGGCGACGAAGGGCGCCGATAGCATCAGGAACTCAATCGACATCCTCAAACGTCAGCCGCTATTTGTCACGCGCGAATCGACGAACCTGATTAAGGAGTTGAGGAACTACACTTGGGACACGGATCGAACTGGCGCGTCGTTGGGTGTGCCGATTGACCGGTACAACCACGCCATTGACGCGGTGCGTTACGTCGCGCTAAACAAGCTATCAGCCAACGCTGGAGGCAGGTACGTGATCATGTAGTAGATTTGTAGCATGATACATCCAACCGCAATAATTGAAGAGGGCGTTGAACTTGGTGAAAACGTCAAAGTATGGGCATTTGCTCACATTCGCACAGGTGCTAAAATCGGCGACAACTGCGTCATCGGCGAAGGCGCGCACATTGACACTGGCGTTCAAATTGGCAACAACGTCAAAATCCAAAATCACGCGTTGATCTACCACGGCTGCATCATTGGCAATGATGTATTCATCGGCCCGAATGTGGTGACGACCAACGACTACTACCCAAGCGTTTACGGCGACTGGAAGAACAACGGCAGGTTTCGATCTACCTACTTTTGCAAAGGATGCAGCGTCGGGGCAAACAGCACGATTGTCTGCGGAGTGCGCATCGGCGTTGACGCTTTGATCGGCGCCGGTAGTGTGGTGACGCGTGACATTCCCGATGGCTTTCTTGCGTATGGCAACCCAGCGCGACCAATTAAACAGAAGACATGAACATACTAATAGCATCATTGTTCTTCCGCCAGTACACAGGGTCGGAACTTTACGTCTTGCAGGTTGCCAAGGGATTGAAGGCTATGGGGCATAAGGTCACGGTCACGTCACCATACATGGACTACCCGATGATCGCAGAGGCGCAGATGGCGGGGGTGCTGATTAAACCATTTGCAGAGTTGACAGGGCGCGAAGCCTACAACGTCATTCACGTTCAGCACAAGCAGGTCACCGATTACTTGTGTGCGCTATTCCCACAAACGCCGAAGGTTGCGACGATACACAGCGTCTATTTCGATTTAGAGCGACCTGTGAAGCACGAAAGCATCAAGAGGTACATCAGCATAGCGCAGCATGAGAAAGACGAAATACACGCGCGATATGGCGTTCCATTGAATAAAATACACGTCATCTACAACCCTGTCGATTATACCCGATTTAATACGGACGGAATACAGGATGGCGGTTACGTTTTACTGGCCGGAACGCTTGACTACATGCGCAAGGCTATGATTTACGATGCGGCGGCGTGGTGTAATGATAACGACAGGCATTTTGTCTTGGTAGGCTACAACAACGGCGATTTCCTCGAAGACTTAAAAAGTCGCTACCCAATCCACTACTGCGAGGCGGTGAGCAATATCGAAACGCTGGTCAAGGGTTGTCACTTTGCCTGTGGCCTGCACATCGGCAGGACAACGATTGAAGCGTGGATGTGCGGCAAGGCGGTGATGAGTTATCACTTCAACGCTGAAGGGGCGGTGACAAAGCGCGAGATGCTGACGGTACCCGGCGACATTGCAGACTACCGCGCCGAAAGCGTGTGCAAGCAACTTTACGCATTATACATCCAAGCCTTGAAAGCATGAGCCTACTCAACAAAATCACCGTCGACCAGTTCCAACGCATTGTGTCTATTGAGGCCAACGCAATCTACACGACCAGCGACAAGAAGATCGGCGTCATCGCCGTTCTTGACAACCTGCCGATTGATCAGGTCAAGAAAATGACAATAGCGGAGGTCAACAAGCGGTATGGTGAGATTAACGCCGCAAGCAAATCGCTATCGTCGCTGGCTGCCAAGCGTCACGCCAAGGTTGCCGGAAAGTGGTATCAATTTGAGTGGTTCATTGACGAAATCAGCGCAGGGCAGTTGGTCGAGTTGTATTCCTACGACATGAGTAGCGAGCAGGGGGTGATTGACAACTTGCACCTGATCTTGGCGACGCTTTCGAGAGAGTGCAGGGTGTGGAAGTGGTGGCCGAAGGCGTACGATGGCAAGGGGCATAAGCAGCGCGCAGAGGCGATGTTGCAGATGAACATGAGTGACGTTTGGGGTTATGCCGCTTTTTTTTTGCAGCTTTCAGAGCCTTTGTTGACGATTATGCGGAAGTCTTTGACGGATCAGGGGAAGACGACGACAACGGCCAAGGCGTAAAAAAGCCGAACTACGGCTGGGTCGGTGTGGTCTACCGCATGGCCGGCAAAGATCCGCTGCGCATGGATCAGGTGTTCAACATGCCAGCGCGGGAGTTCATGAACGCGCTGCTGCTGATGAAGGCGATGCCGTAGTGCATAGATTTTCGCGTTGCGATATTTACTTGCATGAAATTTTCCGCAAAATTAGAGGGCGACGTACTGGGCGTTGGCACTGACGTAACCAAGGAGTTCAGCCTGTCGCGATCTCCTGACGTGAACGCAGCGCTAATTCGGTGGATGCAGGATGTTATTAAGCTGACCATTGAAGGCATCGACCGCGTTGACGCCAAGGCTACGCTTAACCTGCGTCAGTCGGTAGGCTTCGCGGAGTTGCCGGTAGAGCAGAAGGTCGCACAGGTCGCGATGGAAATGGCGTCGTATTGGAAGTTCGTCGAGTACGGCGTCAATGGTGTGAGCGTAGACAGGGGTGCGCCTTTCACCTTCCGGCGAATTCGTCCGTCGAAAAAACACGTTGAAGCAATAGAAAAATGGATTGTTGACCGGGCGGTTACGATAGAATTTGACGATACGGACCCGGAAACATCAATGGAACAAGCCGCATATTCTATTGCATCAAAAATAAAACGTGACGGCATTAAGGGGCGGCCATTCCTCAATTCGGTACTTACGGATGCGAAGATGGATGAGTTGGTCAAAAGCATCGCCGAGGTCGTAGGCAAGGAAATATCAATTTCAATGAACGTATGAGCATAACTATAATATCCGCGCTGCCATCGCTGCTTCCAGTCGGCAACAGCGACGTCGTGGTCGTGTCGAGCAACAACACCGCCTCCGCTAACTTCCGCTATGTCTGCGACGTGTCGGGGTCGCTTTCGTCCGCGCGCTTGAAGTGCGACAAGCTGCCGACGACGAACAACGGCTTTTTCGGAGTGTCAAAGGTCGTGGAGACGCTGATAGCACCGAAAATACCACAGCTGATCAGCGGCTGGCAGGATGGGGGCTATGCAGTCAACGCCAACCTGACCTTCCGCGAGGAGTTCGGCTCGCCTCCGACGGTGGCGACAGGCGGCACAGCATCAGCGTCGCTTATCGCGTGGCAGGCGGCGTTTCGCCAGCAGGACTACGCGGCCTACTCGCCGAGTGCGTACATAGCGGCGACGGTGTCGGGTGACACGCCAGCGATTAAGACGTTCAGCAACAGGCCAGTGACTTCAACGCTTGGATCGGGTGATAGCGACTTCATCGGCGTGCTTTCCAATGTGTCGGGGATTGCATTGCGCGTCACCTACGACGATGGCACGCCGCGTGCAGCCTTTCTGGTGACTGGCAGCACGTCGACGATCAGCAACATCATAAACGCTGGTCCTTATGGCGTCTATAACTTAACCTCGTCGCAGTGTTCCGACGGCAACGCAGGGAGTGTCAACTTCCCAGCGAATGGAGGCAAGATTGCAGTCTTGGTCACTTTCAACGCGGCAGGCACGAATACAAGCGTGTTCAGCCGAACCGCTGCATACACTTACGTCATCGACAACTGCCAGCGATACAACGACCTGCGTGTCTTTTTCCGCAACATGTACGGCGGCATTGACGGCTACACCTTTACCCGGATGAACAGGCAGCGCGTCGATGTTGACCGCAAGACCTACGGCTACAACGCCAGCGTCTACGGCGATGACGTCTATGATAAGCAGTGGTCGGTGACCTACCGCGACACCTACACGCTGAACAGCGACTGGCTCACCGATGCGGAGTTCAGCTGGCTTCAAGAGATGATCTACTCACCGGAGTGCTGGATTCAGATTGGCACGCAGCTCGTTCCAGTGGTAGTCAAGACGGACACCTACAACGTCCGCAAGCGTGTCGTTGATAAGTTGCAGCAGATCAGCGTTGACGTTCAGGTGGGCTATGAAAACACCGCGCTATGAGTAACGTGAAGTTCGTCTGCTACCCGGACGCGGATGCGCCATCGACAGGCTTTGACCTTGACGTTTCTGGCGACACCGATATTGCGGTCACCTTCAGCGTTCAGGACTTGGCTGACGTCACCAAGCGCAAGGGTGCGTTCAGCAAGACGATTGCGTTGCCATCTACGAAGGGCAACGACGCCGCGTTTCGCCACGCCTACAACGTGCAGAGTTTCGTTGGCGGCTTCACACCAAACAAGCAGGTCAAGTGCGCGGTGTGGAGTGACGGCGTTCAGGTATTCGCTGGCACTATGCAGCTATTGTCGATGACGGTCATGAAGAACCAAGCGACCTATGAGGTCGCCATCTACGGCGAGGAGGTGGCGCTATTTAGCAACATGGCTGACGTCAAGCTTGTCGACACGGTGGGAGTGACAGGCATGAACCACACCTTCAGCGTGTCGCTGGTCACAGGCACTTGGGATGACAGTTACAGCGATGCGAGCGGATATGTTTACGGCATTATTGACGCCGCTGGCCACTTCCACTGCTACGACGTCAGCAACCCATTAGGGCCGCTTGCGCCGCTGTTCAGTTCAATCACGCCAATCTTCGATAGGCTGATCCCGATTGAGTTGATGCGTCCAAACATTTGGGTTAAGAAGATGGTCGACTTGATTTTCGCGCAGCACGGCTATCGCTATCAGTCGGCTTTCTTTAACACTGCGGAGTTTGAGCGTATGGTCATCCCTTACGCGGGCGACGCATTCGCGTATGTCAGCGCCTCGGATAAGTGCTATGTTGGCAGCGAGTTAGTGACGTGGGATGGGGCCGAAGAAAAGACGATAATCTTTGACGAAACTGGCGATCCATTCTTCAACGGTGGCGACGGCAAGGTCAACACTACGACTGGCCTTTACACCAGCAGCAGCCAATATATAGGCATATATCGACTGCGCTTTGAAGGCATTTTCACTGGCGGCGCTGATCCGACTACGTTTATCATATCAGCAAAGGACAATGCAGGCAACGTGCTGAAGGATCAGTATGGCAACAACATTCAGGTCACCGAAACGATTGGCACTACGGAGCGGCTTCTATCCCTTGACGCGACTCTCATCTTCCCGGCGGCTGGCACGATGAAGATAACGATTTACTGCGACACAGGAGGCTCAACGATGGACGCAGGTACGTTGCAGATCAACCTACTGGAGCGCTTCTCCGTTGTCGGCCAATCAATGGACATGCGCACGGCGCTGCCTGCCGATACCTTGCAGATTGACCTTCTCGCCGACTTGCAGAAGATGTTTAACCTCTATTTCTACCAGTCGCCGCAAGATCCGTCACTCATCTACATTGAGCCGTGGACTACCTTCTACTCCAGCGGCGTCGTTGATTGGTCGCAGAAGTCCGACGAGAACGCGGAGATGACGATGATATGCGGCGATCCTGAACTCCGCAAGCGCTTCACCTTTGCCTACCGCGATGGTGGCGAGGCGCTATCCAAGCAGTACCGAAACACGTGGCAGACAGGCTATGGATCGAGGCAATACGACACCGACAACTTCTACGGACGTGGCGAGCAGGTCATCGAAACAAAGGCGGCGACAGTCATCCCTGCGCAGTATCGCACGAACATCGTCATGGGCAGGACGTGGGATGTGGAAGCGGATGGCAGCATACGTACGATGAAGACAGGGTACAGGCTGGCGCAGTACAACTACGTCAAGATGCAGCCGTCGCCAAGTGGCAGCGTTGAAACGTGGCTTTGGATTGATGGCTTCAAGACCACGGTAAGCAGCTGGGTGAGTGGTGACACGTTGCCCTATATCGGCCACGTTGACAACCCATACAACCCAAGTCAGGACTTGGCGTTTGGTATGCCGCGGCAGCTTTACTTCGCCTTACCGGATGGTCAGGCAGGATTTACGCCGTATACGAACAATAACCTATTCAACACCTACTGGCGCAACTACATTGAAGAAATCGCAAGCAAGGAGGCGATGCAGGTTGAGGCAACATTCCTGCTGACGGTCACCGACATCGCGACGCTTGACTTCCGCATCCCGATCTACTGGCACGGCATCAAGTGGCGGTTGCTTGAGATAAAAGATTACAGGATCGGGCAGAACGTCATGTGCCGGGTGACGCTGCGCCGCATCTTAAACCTCGCAGAGCTCAGCGCGCAGTCGGTCAACCCTGTCGGCAACTACAACCTCAACGCGGAGGTGCAAGGTGAGTATTACCCACAAATCGTCAACCCAATAAAAGGCAAGTAATGGCAGAAGTAGACAAAGAGATCACCGTCAAGGTCAGAGCCGAAGACGACACCCAGAAGGCGACGCAATCGGCGAAGGCACGCCTCCGTGAATTGCAACAGCAAATGCTTGATCTGGAAGCGGCTGGGCAGAAGAATACGGATCAGTTTCGGCGTATGTCTAACGAGGCAGAATCTTTAAGAAGCGCTATTGGCGACACGAGCGCGCAGGTGAAGGCGCTGTCGTCTGGTACGCAGACATTGGACAAGTTCACATCATCACTTCAAGACGTTGCCGGCGGCGTCGCTGTTGCGCAAGATGCGATAGCAGAATTAGATGAAGATGTCAACGTCAATATTAAGGCTGAAGACAACACCCAGAAAGCGACGCAGTCCGCAAAGGCGCGCCTCCGCGACTTGCAAAAGCAGATGCTTGACCTCGAAGCGGCGGGCCAGAAGAACACCGACCAGTTCCGGCGGATGGCTGCCGAGGCAGGATCGCTGAAGGACGCTATCGGTGACACAAGCGCACAGGTCAAGGCGCTAGCGTCGGACACAAGGACGCTGGACACGTTCACCTCTGCAATTCAAGGCATCGCAGGCGGCTTCGCCGTTGCGCAAGGTGCAGCCGCGCTGTTCGGCGAGGAGAGTGAGGACGTGCAGAAGGCAATGATGAAGGTGCAGGCGGCGCTGGCGTTGGTCAATGGTGCAACGGCTGTCGCCAACGCGCTGAATAAAGATTCTGCGCTGATGGTCAACCTGAACGCGGCGGCGCAGCGTGCCTATGCGCTGGCAGTTGGCACCAGCACAGGGGCAATGAAGGCGTTCCGCTTGGCGCTCATAGCGACAGGCATCGGCGCGGCGGTGGTAGCCATTGGCTTGCTGATCGCCAACTTCGACAAACTGACGGCAGCGGTCAAGGGATTTCTGGGCATTAAGGTGAAGGAGAACCTTGACGGTCAGATTCAGTCGATGGAGCGTGCCGCAGAAATCGCCAAGGAGCGCGGCGCTACCGAGGCGGAGGTCTTCGCGATGGAGTTCGACATCAGCAGGAAGCGACTGCAAAATGCGAAGGATGAGGAAGAGATGGCGGAGGCGCGGCATCAGCATAACGTCTTGCGAGCGCAGTATGAAAGCTATATTAAAAAGACAGAGTTAGAAAAGCAGGACGCTGCCGCAAAAGAGGCGGATAAGAGGCAGCAAGAGCGCGAGAAAGCCGTTGAAGAGCGCAGGCGGAAACAGGAGCAGGAGCGGGAAGCTGCCGCCGCAAAGCAGAAGGAAATTGACGGCATCATTGCCGACAGCAGGCAGGTGTTGCTGGAGAATAGCCTATCTGCCAACGAGCGCGAGTTGGAGCAGATTGACGCCAGCTATGAAGAGCGCCTCGCCAAGGTTCAGGGCAACGAGGAGGCGACCAACCTATTGTTAGCGCAACTGCGCGCTGAACGCACGGCCAAGATTCAAGAGCAGCAAGATGCAGCGGATCAGGCGGAGTTAGATGCGCAGAGGGCGCAGCTGGACTATCAGATACAAATTGAAGATGAGCTATACGCAGAGCGCGAAAAGCTACGCCAAGAGGACTTGCAGCGGGATAAGGCGTACAATGAGGCGCGTGTTCAGTTCTACAACACCGCATCGGGTAGCATCGTTGAGATTATGCGATCACTGGGAGGCAAGAGCAAGGCAGTGATGTTGGCGGCGCTGGCGTTGGAGAAAGGCATGGCAATAGCGCAAGTTGTTATAAACTTGCAGAAGGAACTGGCAGGCATCAACGCCAACGCAGCGCTTAACCCTGCCAACGCTTTGACAGCTGGTGCTGCTGGCGTGACGCAGGCATTAAGTCTAAGCACGATGGCGAAGATTAACGCTGGCCTACGCATCGCAGCTATTGCAGCGACGAGCATCGGGCAGGTCAGGAGCATCACTGGCGGCGGCGGAGGAGGCGGCGGAGGCGGCACAGCTGGCACAGGCGGCGGCGGATCAGCACCTCCAACGACAGGAGGCTTCGCATCGGGAGGCGGAGTGATGAACCCGAATAGCCAGCTAACCAACCCGAATGAAGGTGCAGGCGCAGGGCAAGGTCAAGGTATGCGCGCGTATGTCGTCGAATCCGACGTGCGCACAGTGTCAGGGCGTTTGCGTAGGATCAGCGAATTTGCACAGTTAGGTAACTGATGATATTTAACGCTATGGAACTACCAGTTTACCTGATGACCATTGATGAAGTTGACGAAGGCGTCAGCTACGTCGCACTCGTTGAATCCCCTGCGATTGAGCGGCCATTTCAGGCGTTCAGCAAGGAGAAGATGCGATTCACCGAAACAGGCGAAAAGCGCGTACTAACAGGGCCGTTGATGCTGGCAGATACGCCGATCATACGCCGCGACAAAACAAGGGGCGAGTACTTCGTGATCTTCCAGAAGGAGACGATCCGCAAGATGGTGCAGAAATATTTTAAGCAGGGCAACCAGCACAACGTGAACGCTGAACACAGCACCGCCATCGATGGTGTCTATATGTTTGAGAGCTACCTGATCGACAGGGAGCGCGGCATCAACCCACCGAACGGCTACGAGGATGCGAAGGATGGCAGTTGGTTCGGATCGTTCAAAGTTGAGAACGACAAAGTGTGGGAGGATCGCGACCAGTTCACCGGGTTCAGCATTGAAGGCTACTTCGGGATGCAGCCGACGGATACGGAGATAGAGGTGGCGATGGCGGGGTTTGCCCAAGCCTTTGAGAGTTTTTTGCATACTATCAAACCAAACGATATTTAACTATATGAACCTATCAGATCGAATTTCAGAGTTAACCCGCGTGCTGCGTAGCTTCTCCGCTGCGCCGGCACCAGCCGCTGCGCCGTTGGCGTTCAGCGACTACAAGTTGGAGGATGGCACGATGATCCGCGTCGATGGCGAGTTGGCCGTTGGCACGCTCGTCTACGTCGTGACCGAAGAGGGACTGCTGCCTGCTCCCGATGGCGCACATAGCATCCCTGAAGTTGGCGTGGTGACGACCGAGGGCGGCAAGATTGTCGAGATCGGCGACGCTGCACCTGCACCGGCACCTGAAGTTGTTGAGGCGCAAGAGGTAGAGATTGAAGTGACACCTGAAGGCGAAGAGATGCCTGCTGATCCGCATGAGGAGAGGATGCAAGCTATGGAGGCGGCTATCGCTGCTTTGGCTGCCAAGGTCGAGGAGATGATGGCGAAGATGGGCGGCGAGGTTGAAGCTAACGCCGCGAGGTTCAGCACCATTGACGCGGCGTTATCAGCGTTGGCGCAGATGCCTACCGCTGCGCCGAAGAAAAGAGCAAGTGACGCCGTCGTTGAATCCGTGAAGATGAGCCGCGCCAGCCGTCTTGCAGAATTGAATGAAACCCTAAAAACCCTTAAAAAATAAACTATGTCATTTTCAATTGGAGGACTAACCGACTACGTTGAGCAGAATAAGCTCCCGTTGTTGACCACTGCCGTTTTCGACGCGAAAACGCAGTCGCTCATGCAGAAGCGCGTGGGCGTGAAAAATCAAGAGGCGTTGAACCTTATGGACACCGACGCCGTGTTTCAATCTGCCACAGCGTGCGCATGGAACGCTAACGGCACAACCACGTTCAGCCAGCGCGTCATCAGCGTTGCGCGTGTCAAGGTACAAGAGGAGTTGTGTCCTCGCGAACTGGAAACCAAGTGGCTTGCCACCCAGCTTTCGCAAGGCAGCAACTATGAAGGTGTGCCGTTTGAGCAGGCTTTCGCAACGCAGAAGGCTAAGAAGATCGCCGCTAACATCGAGACTGCTATTTGGCAGTCGACATCGGCGACAGGCGCGTCGGGATGGACAGGCTCGTCTGCATCAATAAGCGGTGACGCGACTTTGAACAAGACCGTAGGCCTTTTGCACCTGATGGAGAAGACTACGGCATCAGCCTCTATTGTGTCATCCTTGGCCGGTGCTGCATTTAGCGACGCGACTATCGTTTCAGCGTTTGAGAACGTTTACCAAAACATCCCCGTCGCGATCGTGAGCAGGCCTGACCTTGTTGCCTTTTGCGGATGGGACGTGTATCGCTTGTTAGCTAATAAGCTGGTCAGCGAAAACCTATTCCAAGGCGACCTCGGACAGCTTGGTGGTGGTGAGATGTTCTACCCCGGCACGAACCTGAAAGTCGTTGCGGTGAATGGCATGAACAACACGCGCAGGATCGTTGCTACATCGCTTGAGAACTTGTATTACGGCACGGACTTGCTCTCCGACGAAGACCAATTCCGCATTTGGGCATCTTACGACAATGACCAAGTGCGCTTCCAAGCAGCGTTTAAGTACGGTGTGCAGTTTGCCTTCCCTGAACAGATGGTGTTGTATAAAGCGTCTAACGCGACTACACCTGCAGGATGATGACGTGGGGAGGGGCAACCCTCCCCGCTTCTTTTCTTTTGTCAATAACTAAACGATATAGATATGCCTTGCGCTTTAACAACTGGATATAAATTAGGATGCCGCGACAACGTGGGCGGCATCACGGAGGTACGCCTCATCGCCTTTAACAGCGTCACTGGTACCATCGTTGTAGATGGTTCGGGCGTTGTCACTGGCACTTTCCCTGCATCAGGATTTTACAAATACGAAGTACCGAAGGGCGCTGGTCAGTTCACCGAAACTGTCAACGCCTCGACCGAAAACGGCACGATCTTCTACCAGCAAGAGTTGGTGTTCCCGATTAACCGCATGACGCAAACAGTGCGCAACGAACTGCGACTGCTGGGGTTGAATAGGCTCATGGCTATTGTCACTGACAGGAACGGCAAATACTGGCTGCTTGGTCGCTCGAATGGCTTGGACGTTACTGGCGGCACTGCGCAGACAGGAACGGCGATGGGTGACCGCAATGGCTATGAGATGACCTTTACGGGCATGGAGGAGTTGCCATGCAGCGAGGTTGATTCAACTAAAATCGCCGCTTTGACAAGTAGCACACAAATCACTGGCGGTTCGTAAATTTGCTTTTGTTTGGTTGGTTAGACCCTGCGTTTGGTTGCGCAGGGTCTTTTTTTTTGCGCTAAATTTGTAAGCATGAGAGTATGTATCGTTTATAACCAGCACCCGACAGGATGTAGCTACTACCGTCTTGAGATGCCTTCAAGCCGCGTTCATGAGATGTTTGGCGATCAAGCCGAGTTTGTCAGCATCGCCGACGTGCGAACTATGAGCGCGGAAGAACTACGGACGATTGACGTGTTCCTATACAACCGCACGTGGATCGCTGGGCCATTGGATGCTGTCAAGCCTGTTGCTGACATCCTACGCCAGTACGGCGCAAGGATCATCTTGGACATGGACGACTATTGGCACTTGGGGACTGGGCATAGCTTTTATAAGCATTATCACGACACCAACATGTCTGCCGTTGTCGCTGAACACGTCAAGCTTGCGGATGCGATTATCACGACCACGACGTACCTGCGCGATGAGATCATGAAGCTCAACCGCAACGTGACCATATGCGAGAACGTGCCGCACCTGTTGTACGACCAGTTCAAGCCGCAACCGACCAAGAGCGAGCGCCTGCGCTTCGGCTACTTCGGTGCTGCGCAGCACACCGAGGACGTGGCGTTGCTTGAGCTGCCACTGTCGCGCCTCTGCGACGATCACACGCTGGAAGGGCGCTACATGCTGTACTTAGCCGGGTGGAATGAAGGAAACCCGATATATCAGCAATATGAGCAGGTGTTCAGCAACAAGGGCAAAAACAACAACTATGGACGCATACAGGCGGCGGACATTTACAGCTACGTTGGCGGCTACAACTTCGTTGACGTTGCGCTTGCGCCGCTTCGCGACAATAAGTTCAACAGGCTCAAGTCGGAGTTGAAGGTGACGGAGGCTGCGTGGATGAACAAGGCGATAATCGCCAGCAACGTCTGCATGTATGCTGACTGCATCACGGACGGATGGGATGGCGTGCTTGTTGACGAAAAGCAACCGAAGAAGTGGTACAAGTCGATGAAGGCAATGATTAACGAGCCAGCGATGGTGCGTGAGATGGCGGACAGGCTGACCGCTAAGATGCAGAAGCGGCTGGACATTGATGAGATCACGCGGCGCAGGTTCAATTTGTACAAAAACGTGGCAAGGGATATTTACACTAAAGAACTTCATGCTATACCTGAAAGCCAGCCAAAGCAACACGATAGCGGTGACGTGGACGGAGCGCGCGAACAGTGCGACGGTCTACCGGTTGCGGCTGACGAACTTGGCGACGCTGGAAGCCACTGACATCTACCTGAATGCGATTGACAACCTGAGCAGCTACGAGAGCCGCTACGATAAATTCGCGTTTACCTTGGGCGCGTTGACGAAGGGGCAGTATCGCTACGAGGTCACCGAGAACCCGGCAACCTACACCGCTGGCGACTTCGTGCAGGGCGGCTTGTACACATTTACCGACAGCGGTTATGCCTACATAACGGCGGAATCAGACCAATCTACGAATGCGCCTTGGGGGTGTAAGGGGACGTTCATTGGAGGCTTGTCTGGGCAGATAGGTCAAGGCATTGCCAATACCGCAGCAATCGTGGCAGGTTGCGCAACTGCTGGCATCGCTGCACGGCTTGCCAATGACTTGGTGCTGAACGGATTTAGCGATTGGTTCCTGCCATCAGTGGGCGAATTGAGCGAGATGCGAGTTAAGCTGCATAACGCAGGATTAGGCAATTTCGCAAATCACACCTATTGGACATCATTTGAATACGATGCTGATGAAGCCTACACTATTAACTTCAATAACGGAGTTACAGGCACTCACAGCAAAGACAATACCTCTAACCGTTACACCAGAGCCATGCGTCGCTTCCTGCTACCTACGACGAATCCGCGTGTCCTTGAAACAGGATTGGCGATGATCGAAACAACCGAAGGCAGCTTCACGAGTACAACAAACACGATCGACTACGTTTCTTATGACTAAACTAAACTTCAGCTTCATCCCACAGGCAGATTACAGGTATCCGCTGATGCTTCAATCAAAGGCTAACGACCTGTACACCTTCGGCGAGATGAACGACTACCCATATTATCTGCTCGACATTTACAAGAAAAGCGCGAAGCACAACGCGATTATCAACGGCAAGTGCAACTACATTGCTGGCAAAGGCTGGGCAGTCGATGCGGATAAGACCACTGTCGCGCAACAGGCAAAGGCGGAGGCGTTCATGGCTGACGTGAACGAAGACGATGACCTGAACGACCTGACGCAAAAGTTCGTTCTGGACCTTGAGCTGTTCAACGGCTTCGCACTTGCAGTCACGTGGAACAGGGGCGGCGGCATCGCCTTCATTGAACATGTGCCATTTGAAAAGGTGCGTGTGTCGCTGGATGATACGATGTTTCTGATTGCCGACTGGTACGATGAGCGCATGATCCGCCAGTATCCGAAGGGCGCGGAAGTTGAGCGCATGCCGAAGTTCGACCCGAATAACCGCGTAGGCAAGCAGCTATTTTACTACCGCCACTACGCAGCAGGTGTCAAGCACTACCCATTGCCAAACTACCAAGGCGCACTGGCTTACATTGAGTGCGACGTTGAGATTGCGAAGTTCCATATCAGCAACATCCGCAACCAGTTCTGGGGTGGGCAGATGATCAACTTCGCTGATGGCATCCCGACGGACGAGGAAAAACAAGAGATAGAGAGGCAGATGCGCAACAAGTTCAGCGGCGCAAACAACGCAGGGCGCTTTGTGCTGACCTTTTCGACCGGCAAGGAAAACGCGCCGAGCATACAGTCGCTAACGCCGAGCGACCTTGATAAGCAGTTTGACATGCTCAACAAGCAGATTCAGGAAGAGATTTTCGTGGCGCACAACGTCACCTCGCCGATGCTGTTTGGCATCAGAACCGAGGGGCAGCTGGGAGGCCGTAAAGAACTGTCGGAGGCGTATGAGTTGTTCAAAAATACCTACATCATGAACCGCGTTTTAATAGTCGAGCGCATAATCAACTACCTCACGTCATTCAACGGCTACGAGTGCCTCTACCTGCAGCCTTTCGACCCGATCACTGAACAACTTAGCGAGCAGGCGCTGATGCAGATTTTGACGCAAGATGAACTACGCGAAAAGGCGGGCTATGAGCCACTTGCAGAGGCGACTGGCACGCCAACACCCGACGCAGGTGAAACGGCCGTAGAAGCGAGCGCAGGCGTCAACGAGGCTATCAAGACGCTTTCGGGGCGGCAGTACCAAAACCTGATGCGTATTGTGCGCCACTATTCGCAGGGCAAGGTCACCCTCGAACAGGCGCGCACGATGCTAACGGCTGGCTTCGGCCTCAACCCGGAACAGGTTGACCAGCTACTGGGCGTGAAAGAGCAGGCGTTCACGGATGAAGCTGATGAGTTGGAGTTCTTGGCGCAAGTCGGTCAGCAGTTCGGTGAGGCGCGTGAAAGCTTTGAGGTGCTGCAAGAGCGCGAATTGGACTTCAACGAATACGGCGAGGCGGAGTTCTTCATGCAGTTTGCCGTTTCCGACCAAGATAAGGCGCTGGACGACAAAATCGTAAAATATAGGCGCAAGCGCGAGGATGCCACGGTAGAAGAAATGGCCAAGGAGTTCGGGGTGAGCAAAGCGCGCATCCGCAAGCGCATCCAATATCTGTTGCAGGTCAACAAGTACCCATTGAAGCGCGGTATCGGTGAGGCGACCAAAGAGGAGAAAGTGCCTGAACCTATCGTCGAGGTGCGCTATCGCTACGACTGGCGGCCTGAATATCGTGGGTTGAGCAAGGCTGATGGCTACGACAAAAGCCGCAAGTTCTGCCAAGTCATGATGGACTTGAGCAGCGCACGGTTATACACACGCGATGACATCAACCAGCTAACGGCGCTGATGGGATATAGCGTTTGGGAGCGGAGAGGCGGATGGCTGACACTGGAAGATGGCAGGCACCGGCCAAGTTGCCGCCATATGTGGGTGCAGCAGTTGGTGATCAAAAAAGGTACACAAGTTGAAAGAATCGTCGAATGAGCAAGGCATTATTTATAAGCGAAAACACGCTGATCGAAAACTCGGTCATAAGCGAAAACGTGAGCTACACGCAGCTACGTCCTACCATTGTCAAGGTGCAGGAGATGCACATTCAGCCAGCGGTGGGATCGGCGCTATACGCGGAACTCGTGACGCAGGTCATCGCAGGCACTTTGTCGGCGAATAACACCACGCTGATGCAGACCTACATCCAGCCTGCAATCATTCAGTGGATGTACTTTGAACTTCCAATGGTGCTGGCGTTTAAATTTATGAACAAGGGGATGGATCGCAGGAGCAGCACGGAGTCGTCGCCGATGAGCGAGCGTGAGATGACGCGCCTCATGGACAAAAGCCGCGATGATGCGGAGTGGTACACCGAGAGGATCACGCGCTACCTTCAGGAGAACCACACGCTGTTTCCGCTATTCGATAATCCTCCTGTCGCCATTGACACGATCTACCCAGCCAACAGCGCCTACCAGACCGGCATGGTGCTGGGGCGCAGGGGCAGGTATCGCGATCCGCTGGACTACCCGGAAAACAGACGCAACTACTTTTAATGGCGCATAGCAAAAACATAAACAAACTAAAGCAATTTTATGAGCAGTTGGGTGACAATCAAAAACGACCTGATAGCTTTCGCGGAGTCGCACCTGCAGCTGAACGCGGTGGGTTTCGGCGATCCGCTGGCGATCGGCACGGACAACGTGATCAACCTGCGGACAACCGACAGGGATAGGGTTATCTACCCGCTTTTGTTCGTCGATGCGCAGAGCGCGTCAATGCCTATTGGCGCGACTAACCTAACCGTCAGCGTGCTTGTGATGGACAGGGTGGCAGACCTTCGCGGCGTGGATGCGACGATCAGTGGCAGCGTCGTCTACCGGTGGACTGACAACGAGGATGAGGTGTTAAGCGACACCCTGCGTATCATGCAGGACTTCGTCGCGGAGTTCACCGATGACCCTGACCGCGACTACACGATCACAGGCGCGGTGAGTGCTACGCGCTTCGTGGAGGCACGCGATGACAAGGTCGCAGGGTGGCAGGCTACGGTCGTGTTTGAGTTGCCATTCAGCCGCAACGTCTGCCAAATACCGACGCGTTAAAAACACGATTACAGAATTGCATAGAATCAGGCAAAACGATATTTACAACTAAAGAAAAATACAATGAATTTAGGACAACAAATGGATGCGCTGCTTGGGCGCGGAATGGCAGCCGAAGTGCTGGCAGTTGGCGCAGGCGCGGTTTCATCGGTGACAGGTCGCACCTATGACGTGTTGGTCGTCAATCAGGAGGCGAAGTTTACGACGCTCACGGATAGCAACGGAACGAATATGATGACTGCGGTGAGTGGTGGTGGCATCGGCTTATTTCCTTCTGGTCAGGCGTTCAGTCCGGGTATGATAATAGCCGCCAACAACGGACGTAGGATCGCCGCCGTGACGCTGAACGCAGGCAGTGTGATCGGATATTCGATGCAGGGCGTAACCATCGTAAGCGCGGTCTGATGGCTTTAGGCATTGGCTACGGCTTGCCGTTTGTCGCGCAACACGGCACGAATCCTTACAAGACGCAGTGGGCAGCAGCGCTTGAAGGCGCGAAGGGCGCAGGTGCTACTGTTGAAGATGAAAACGCTGGGACAGGCAGCTGCTTGGTGGCACGCGGTCAAGAGGCTTACACTGACGGTCTGCCTGCAACGCCTTCGCTGCTGATCGTGCCGCAGTTCTACAAGGATGGCAACCTATACCAAGACGTGCCTCCGTTTGTCGCCGAGGATAGCACGATGCGGTTCACCGTTACGAGGGCGACGACGGCAACGAGAGTCAACAGCAGCGGGTTGATTGAATCGATAGCTTCGGGAGTGCCGCGCATCGACTGGCTGGGGCAGTCGTGCCCGGGGTTGTTGGTCGAGCCGAGTGCGACGAACTTTGCTCGTTGGGTTAATCAGATGACGGCACAAGATACACCTACGGCATCAGGTGGAATGACCATTACAACAGGCAGCACTGACTTTCTTGCACCCGACGGAACGAGTGGAAGTATAACCAAGTATGTCGGTGGTGCAGCGAGCGGAGCCACTCAATATGCCTATTATACAGGAGGCATTATTGTTACTGCATCTGGTCAGCACACTTTTAGTTTGTTTGTAAAACGCGGGGCAACAAACCCATTGACTTTTTGTGCTTTAAGTTTTGCAGCCTATACTGGTGGAAGTGGCACATCATCCTCATATTTCAACCTCGCAAGTGGAACTGCTTTAACTGCGGGCGCAAGCGTTCAAGATTACGGAGATGGATGGTATAGGCTTATTTCAGCACCATACACTATTGCATCAGGCGATTTGAGTGGTAACCTTATATTTAGTATGGCAGAAGGCAACGGGGATGTGTCTTTTCCCGCATCGGGCGCGCTCAACTTAACTGCATACATTTGGGGCGCACAGCTCGAAACAGGCAGCGTCGCGACCACATACATCCCCACCACGACAGGAGCAGGAAGCCGTGCCGCTGATGTCATCAGCGCATCGGGGGCGCTTGTTAGTGGGCTGATAGGGCAGACCGAGGGGACGATTTATGCGGAGGTGGATTTAAGAAACTGGATAGCAAGTGGACGTATATTAACCTGTTCAAACGGAACGAGCAACGAGCGCATCATAATACAGGTAGGCGCAAATCGCACCTTGCAGGCAATAGTGACTACGGCAAGTGCCGATGTTGTTGATATAAGCACAGCATCGGGTCAGGTTAATGGTGTTTACAAGTGTGCATTGACTTATGCGAGTGGCGACTTCGCCTTTTACGTCAACGGCACACAAATTGGCACTGATAGTAGCGGTGGAGTGCCTGCATCGACTTCTGTTTTTTTAGGCAAGATTGGAACAAGTGCCTCAACGAATTTCCTCAACGACCGCATCCGTGCCGCTGCCCTCTACACCACCCGCCTCACCGATGCCCAACTCGCCGAATTAACCCGACTATAAATGCCGACCTTCAGAAAATACGCCTTCCCCAACGAAGCGACATTCACCGCGCTACCAGTGCCGCAAGGCTTCGCAGTGCCGCTGGGTGAAATAGAGGGCACTTACTGCGTCGACATTCTTTGGGATGCAGAGCCGCAAGCCGACTACCTGCCCTTCGAGTGCTGGCCTCCGCCTGTCGGGGTGCATACCTTCCTTGGCTGGGATGACCAGTACGGCAAAGACTACACCGAGCGCGACGACGTATCTAACACACTAAACGAAGATTAACAATGATCGACTTCCTCAAATCCATCGGCATCAACCTCGGCCTAACTATCGCTGGATTCTTCGGCGCACTACTGCTCGCGCCTAAGATGAAGAACTGGAAACTGCAGCTTATCGCAGTACTTAGCGGCACACTATCTGCCACCTACATCGCGCCTGTTATCATCGGCATCCTAAACATACAAGCGCCGAACATCGAGTACGGCCTCGCCTTCATCGTCGGCTTTTCGGGCGTCAAGATTACAGAGGTGCTGGAAGTGCGCATCATGAAGCTGCTGAAAAGCACACCACCAAACAACTGACATGAAGATAACCCGACGCGCAGCCAACGTTCACACGATTGACTGCGAGGGGAAGGAGGCGGAGTTTCTGCTGGTCAGCGACCTGCACTGGGACAACCCGAAGTGCGATCGCGACCTGCTAAAAAGCCACCTCGACGAAGCTGTGCGCCGGAACGCCAAGGTCATCATGAACGGCGACACCTTCTGCCTCATGCAAGGCAGAGGCGATCCACGTAGGGGAAAGGATGAGATCAGACCTGAACACAACCAGGGCAACTACCTCCAAGCCGTCGTCAACGACGCGGTGCAGTGGTTCAAACCTTACGCTAAGCACATCGCGCTGATCGGCTACGGCAACCACGAAACAAGCGTGATCCGCAATGTTGAGTTTGACGCGTTGCAGATGTTTGTCACTCTACTCAACCACGAGTGCGGAAGTGACGTTCAGCTCGGCGGCTACGGCGGCGCGATACTGTTTGGCTTTGCGTATTCACCAAACAGCAAGCACTACACACGCTTTGCGATGCACTACTACCATGGTTCAGGCGGAGGCGGCCCAGTGACCAAAGGCGTCATCCAAGACCAGCGGATCATGGCGATGGTGGAAGGCTACGACTGCACTTGGCAAGGCCACGTTCACGAGCTGTATCACCATGTCAATGTCATCAGCTACCTCAACCGAAGCGACTACATGATAAGGCAGCGGCCTCTGCATCAGATCAGGACTGCGACCTATAAGGAGGAATACGATGGCGGCGTTGGAGGCTTCCACGTCGAAAGGGGCAGACCGCCGAAGCCGCTCGGCGGATACTGGATGAAGCTGAAGCTGATCTACATTAATAACAAGAAAATAGAAACCCGCGTTATTGATGCGACGTTTACGACGACCAGCACCCGATAGGGTGTAAAGTGGTAGGAGGCGCATTGATTCGTACCTGATGGGGTGTAAATTATAGCACCTGTGTCAGGACAGAGCTGACCGCAATGCTTTAACCCATCGATTTCGATGGAATTAATTAATTTTGCAACCTAATCAGGAATTATGCGTAACATCAAATACCTCGTCGTTCACTGCACCGCGACACCGCACTCAACGACGATTGAATCAATCCAGAACTACTGGCGGACAAACCTGAAGTGGAAGTCACCCGGATACCACAAGGTCGTGAAACCCAACGGCGAAGTCATCACGC